ATGTCAATCGACCGGCGAACAACGTCCCCAAGGCGAACAACGTCCCCAAGGCGAACAACGTCCCCAAGGCGAACAATGTGAATCGACCGGCGAACAACGTCCCCAAGGCGAACAACCGCGCGAAATTTCAAAACTATCTCAATACGGTCACCGAACTCAATAATTCGAATAAAAAGAGCCTCTTAAATGATAGTTCCATCACGAGCTTAAATAGTCTCAAAAATGCAACTAATACGCTCATCGAACAACGTAAAGGTGAAAAGAGAGCCATCATGAAGCTTCAAGTCGTTGAGTTTTTGAATACGGTGAATATTAACCAAAACCAAAAGAATAATTTGGTTCAAAAGTACGACGCGAATCAATTGACGTTAAATGGTGTAAAAAATGAAGTGTCTAAAATAATTCAAGCGAAAGAGACAAACATTAAAATTAAGAATAAACAATCACTCGTGAATTTCTTGAACAAGGAAACAACTCTTAATCAAACGAATAAGAATGCATTGATTCGCGAATTCAATAACGGTGTGAATGTATCATCCATTCAAAACAAGGCGCGCACACTCGATCAAACGCGTAAAAATGCACGCATTAACAAAATCAAAAGTGAGATCAACGCGTATATGGCTAACAAGAGTCTCACGAATGACGAAAAGCAATCATTCAGGAATAGTGTGACGGCAAACACGAACGTGACCGCTTTGAAATCTAACATTAACGCGCGAAGTGTGGCGTCGCAGAATCAAAAGAAAATTTTGAATCGTCAAGATCTCATGGGACACATAGCGACACTCGGTCTCACGAATCAAGAACGTAATGCGATCGTGTCCAAGTTTAATAGCAATTCTTCGAATTTAAATGCGCTTAAGAATGAAGCCACGAAGATTCGAAATTCAAAAAAGCTCGCGAACCGTGAAAAACTTACGAACGCGCTCAACTCTACACAGTTGAATCAAACGCAAAAGAATTCTATATTGAGTAAATTTAACACGGGTACGTCGACTCTCGAAACACTTCAAAGTGAAATTCAAGAACTCGTAAAGATTAAGAATGCGGAAAACAAAATAAAAACTCGTAATGGTCTTAAAAATTATATGAATACGTTGAACATCACATCGAATAATAAAGCTGCTTTTCTTAAAGAACTTAATAACGGTGAAAGTGACGTCAACACGATCAAGCGTAAGATTACAAACTTGATAAATTCAAGGATCTCCGATCAACGAAATAAGAATAGAGTCGAACTCGTGGAATACTTGAATACACTCGAATTGAGTGAACCGAATAAGGCTAAAATCATTCAAAATTTTGGAAATGCGCTCAATCTGAACAAAGCGAAGACGAACGCGAAATCTCTTTCCAACGTACGACGCAGTGAAAAGTTTGAAGCCGAAAAAGTAAATCTTAGAAATTTCGTCGCCGGTCTTAACATCAACGCGTCTCAGATCATCGCCAATTTTAACACGGGTGCTATCTCTCTGAACAAGGCGAAAAACTTGGCGAAGCAACTCGTCAATAAAAACGTGACCGAACGTCGCGCGGCAAACAGAAAGACTCTCGAAAGTCACATGAACACGTTGGCGCTGTCGAATGACGAAAAGAAGATGCTTCTCACAGACTTTAACGATGACGGTGGAAACTTGAACACTCTCATGAAGACTGCGACTAATATTCATCAAGCGTCCATTAAAAGGAATTTAGCCATGGAACGACAAAAGGTTAAAAATACGTTAAATGCTATGAATTTGACCAACGTTAACAAAGCTGGACTTTTACGTCAATTCAATAACGGTGCTCGGAATATCGAACAAAAGGCGATTCAATTGATTGAAAATAGAAAGATCGAAAAGCTAAATACGATGCGAGCACAAATGAAAGAATATGTTAATTATTTGGGCTTGACAAACGAAGACAAGAAATATATAATGAATAAAATCACGTCGATAAACGCCAACATCAACGCTCTCAGAAACGAGGCTAAAAATGTTAAAAATAGACGAAACATTAATGCACGAGCGGCCGAAAGAAACACAATCACCGAATATATTAACTCGATCGGTCTTAACAAGGAAGACAAAAATACAATTCTCAATAAGTTTAATACCACGAACGCGAGCTTAAATACACTTCGCAAAAATGCGAATGATATCGCAAAAACTCGTAAAGATGAGAAATATATCACGAATAAAAAGTCACTTGAAAATCACATGAATACTTTAGGGTTGGATAACAGTAATAGGTTGGATCTTTTGAGTAAATTGAATTCCCCGTCCGTGACCATCAAAAATATCATCAGTGAAGCGACCAATCGTTCTATTCAAAGAAAAGAAGAACGACGCACTAAAGACAGAGGCGAACTCAAGACGTATGTCAATACACTCGAGCTTTCGAATGATGATAAGGAATACGTGATGAAACTCTTCGACGATGAGAGTGGTAATGTCGAGTCTATCAAGAAACAGGGTCGAAATCTCGTGAACACACGGAAGTCTGAAAAGACGGAAGCACTGATGACGAAGTTCAAGACATACATCAACGGCATGCCATTGAACCAATCCAATAAGAATGTTCTCATGCGTAATTTTAATGCCAACGTAAACAAGAATGTAAACGCATGGTCTAAGAAAGCGAATACTCTCCTCAATCAACGTAAGGGTGAATGGAAGGCGAGAGATCGTAACGAGTTGAATCGCTTCATGACAAATCTTAATCTTCCCGGAAACGCGAAACTCACCATATTGAAGAACTTCGATAACGGTGTGGGTACGCTCAATACACTTAAGAATAGAAGCCAATCGGAGTCCAACCGAATCAAAAACGAGAAGAAGGCTGAAAAGCGCGCGGAATTGAGTAATTATCTCGAAAAACTCAATATTAACCCAACGAATCGTAATGGTTTCCTGCAAAAGTATGATAACGCACCGAATACTGTCAATGTCATTAAACAAAACGCAAAGAATATGGCGAATTCAATCAAGACTGCCAAGCGGGCCAAGAACCTCGAAAACTTTGACGCCTACATGTCTCGGATAGGGTTGAGTCCCCAAAACAAGAATTCATTGATGCAATCGCTTTCGCAATCGAACATCAGTCTCGAAAACATGAAGGCGCGTGCGAATGGTGTGCTTAAGAATAAGATCGCGGAGAAGCGCGTGGAATTCTCCAAGTTTTTGAGTGGTTTGAATTTATCGAATGAAAATAGAAATTCAATTCTCAAACAATTCGATAACGATAGTTCTAATATGAATGACCTCGAAAAACGCGCGACAAATCTCGTGAACCAACGAAAATCTGAAAAACGAACATCGAATAGAAACGCTCTTTCTAACTATGTGAAAACGCTCGAGTTAAATCAAACCAATAAGAATTCAATTCTCAAGGAGTTTAACGATTCGATCGCGGAGCTCAATGTGATAAAGACGAAAGCGGACGAACTCGTGAAACAGCGTCGACGTGAACTCATAAATTCAAAGAGACAAGAACTCAATAATTACACGAATGAATTGAATCTCACGGGTGAAGATAAAAACAGTATCATGACTAAATTTAATGATACGAATGGAAATATATCCGTACTCAAGAATGAAGCGCGTAAATTATCGAACAGACGTAAACTCGAAAAGGTTGCGATGAATCGAAAAGAACTCACAAATATGTTGAATACTCTTAATATTACAAACGTGCAAAAGACAGATCTTCTTAAGAAGTTTAATAGTGGAAGTAATACACTGAATACACTCAAACAGGCCGCGGCGAATATGAATAAGAATGCAAAGAATAAAGCAGCCACTCGAGCCGAGTTGAGAACTTTCCTCAACGGTCTCGAACTTAATAATTCGATGAAGAATGGCCTCATTAAGAAGGTTAACGACGGTTCGGCGACGATCAACGCTGTGAAGAATGAAGCGACCAAGCTGAACGCATCTCGGCGCGCGGAACTGTTGAACAAGAAAAAAGATGAACTTCGAAATTTCATGAATGGTAAGAACCTGACCAACACCGAACGTAATGCGTTCATCGCGCGCGTGACGAATAAAAACATGAATCTCGCGTCCATCAAACAAGAGATTACGAATACGAACACCGCATCACAAAAGAGAAAGCAAGAAAGCGCGGACAGATCCGCGAAACTCAATGCATTCTTGAACACGTTAGATTTGACGAATGAAAACAAAAAGACGTTTAAAAATCAGCTTCTCACAAATAACACAAACTATACATTGAATACGATTAAGGCTCGTGCGACAAACCTGAATACCGAACGTAAGAAGGCGGAGGCGAACCGAAAACGTCAAGAAGATCGCGGTGTTCTCGAACAACATCTTAAGACCATGACACATCTCACGAATGTGGACATGCAAAAGTACATCTCAGAATTTAACAACGCTGGTAAGTCACTTCAAAATGTTAAGAATGCATCCATTAAAAATAACGAAGACAAGGCGAAATTGAAGAATGATCTCAAGAAACAAATCACGGGTTTGGCGATCGCCGATGACAGAAAGAAGCAATACATTAATCAAATCAATAAACCTTACGCGAACATTACACCGATTCAATCGCTCATCGAGAAGAATATAGCCAACGCGAAGGCCGCTCGCGATCAACTCAAAAAGAATGTCGCCGCGAAACTTCAAGCACTCGATACACTCGAAAAGACGAATCGAACAAAGTTAATGGAACGCTTGAACAAGGGTGAAGATCCAAACAAGATTCTCAAAAACGCATCGAAGATGAATTCCAACCGACGTACCTTCGCTTTAAAGCGAAATGTGGCCGCAAAGCTTCAAGCCATTCCGAACCTCGAGCGTGAGAATCGAAAGAAGCTCATGAACAACTTGAACAAGGGTAAAAGTGCGAATAACGTACTTCGTAACGCCGAGACACTCTTGCTCGAAAAGGCAAAGAAGCCGTTATTTGAAAAGATCATCCGAGAAATCCCGGGTAAGACGGGTGTGTTTAGACGCGATTGGGAAACCCTCGTGAAACAAGCTAAAACTAAAGAAGATCTCACCTCGATCAACGCACAACTCGACGAAAAAATCAAACTTCGCGAGGAGATTCGCACGTCCAATATTTCTAACAAAGAGAAGGCTGGTCACGAAGCGTGGATCATGAAACGCGGAAACGATGTTCCGAAAAGACGCGACGAGCTCGCGAGACAATTGAATGCTAAGAAAAAGGCTAAAAATGCACTCAAACAGAACACCGCGACGAGACTTCAAGCACTCAACACACTCGAAAAGGCAAATCGAACGCGGTTCATGGAACGTCTCAACAAGGGTAACGATCCGAGAGCCATTCTCGCGAATGCGGGAAAACTTCACGAAGATCGGCGCACCGCAGAAAAAGAAAAAATCGAAAAGGAGCGTCGGGACAAGCTTCGAAAGAATACCGCAGCCTTACTTCAAAGTAAGAAGAAGCTCACGCGTGATAACAGAAAAGAGTTCATGAATAGACTTGAAAAGGGAGAAAATCCAAACACGGTTCTTAAGAACGCAAATAAACGCAACTCCAACGCCACGATCCGTGAAGGCGTCGAGTGGAAACTCAAGCAAATCAAGGGCCTCACGAGCACCGATGTTAAAAAGTTTATGAAACGATGGAACGCCTCGAAAAATAAAACAATATTCAACGAAGCTCGTCAACTCGTCAAGTCTCGAGAGAGTGGATTTTCATTCAATAATACGAACAGACCAAATAAGAAACCCATGACTGCGGCGCAGCGTTTCAATAACGTGAATGAAAAGGAAAAAAGACGCATGGCTCTTGAGAAGTCGGAAGCCAAACGCGCGCGAAAAGAACAACTCAGAAAGCAAAACCGCGCCCTCGCAAAAGCCAAGGGTACCAGTGTCAAGGCGACACAGAAAAAACAACAACAGACTCGACGAAGAATATAATCTTGTATCATATAAATGCGAGTCATCATACCTCTCAGTAATTCTGGAATTCTCAGTGCACACGGATATTCCGATGTTCGCGAAAAGAGCGCACTCGCGAGACACCGAGCACTCGCGCGCGTTGTTCGGGCGGGTGAACCACCGCTCGGTCTCTTTCGACGATTAAATGTTTTGATGATTTTGTTCAAACGAACAAATCCAAAATTGTCTAAAATATTTAAAAGTGATAGAGACTGGGTAAAGGAAAAATACATGTAAGTTTAAAGAATAGCACCATGTTTTTAATTAATGGACAGGTGCGGTGTGTGTTTTGAAAATACAAATCACAAAAAGGTTACCTGTCCTTTTTGTGATTTGAATACGTGTAGAACGTGTACACAGACATATTTACTTTCAGTCATGGAAGATGCCCATTGCATGGGATGTAAACACGTGTGGAACAGACAATTCGTCGATCATTTTTGTACACATAACTTTAGACACGTCGATTATAGACGACATCGTGAAAATGTTCTATTTGAACGCGAAAAATCACTCATGCCGGAGACGCAAGTACACGTCGAACGGATACTCGAGATGCGCTATTTAAACAAAGTCATCGCGGAACAAAAGGTACAGTTGTCTAAATTATATATGACATATGGTCGTCTATCATACGATGAATATATACAAGTCCAAGAAATACACGAACTCATAGAAAACATGCGCCAAACGCGCGAACGTATAGATGAAATTCGATTTTCAAATCCAGACATCACCGAAATCAAGAAGTCATTCGTACGAAAATGCCCCGAGGGTGAGTGTAAGGGGTTTCTAGATGAAGATTGGTATTGTGGTATATGTCGAACTACATTTTGTAATGATTGTGGTGAAATTAAACACGACGATCGCGCATGCGACCCGGATCTCGTAAAAACCATGAAACTCATATTAAAGGATACGAAACCGTGTCCGAAATGTTCGACCATGATTTCTAAAATAGATGGGTGTGCACAAATGTGGTGTACCCAGTGTCAAACGGCGTTTGATTGGAGATCCGGGAATATTCAAATAGGTCGAATACATAATCCACATTATCTAGAATTTAAACGAAAGACGCACGGTCTCTACCGCGAAAATGGTGATGTACCGTGTGGTGGTCTACCGTCGAGACACGAACTTCCGGAACGCCTCGCGGATCTAATACACGTTATTAATTGGTGTGAGCGGGAGATCATGTATACACGATACGTCAATACCTCCACCTATCATCACAGGGTATTATACATGCTCAATGATATGTCAGAAAAGGAATTCAAACGCAAGATACAAGCGATCGACAAACACAAGGAGAAGAATATGGATGTCGTTAATGTGTATCAGATGTTCATAGACACGGCGTCGGATTTACTTCGTCAGTATGTCATACGTGAAGACGCGGGTATAATCACAACTTTACGTGAGCTCATAGTCTATTCGAATGATATAGTACGTTCTATTCATAAAAGATATAAATGTGTCACTCCACCGCTATTCAATAATAATATTCTATTAATGTAGAATGCTCGTGCTCTTACTGGCAATCATAATTTTCGTGTATCTATTGATTCCGAAATATAGACATCCACTCGTATTCCATGATTTCGTGACTCCAGAAGAACGCCACTATATCATAGAACAAGCGCGAGACAAACTCAAACCGTCGACAGTTTCGAGAGATAAACTCATAAAGAAGAATGTCCGTCAGAGTGAAACAGCGTGGTTATCGTTGGAAGATCCCGTGATACGCAGAATTGTCGATAAGTGTTTAGCCATGACGGACCGACCGATCGATAATTGTGAAAATTTACAGGTTCTTCGATACGAAGAGGGTGGATTTTACCGTCCACATCAAGACGCCATGCACGATCAAAAAAATAAACGCATGTACACATTCATCATCGCCCTCAACGATGGATATCAAGGCGGTGCGACCATGTTTCCAAAATTAGGACGCGCGTACAAACTCAACGCCGGTGATGTTTTATTTTTTGACACGCTCGATAATTATGAATTCATTACATCGAAAGCACTACACGGTGGTATGCCCGTGACGCACGGTGAGAAATGGATTTGTAACTTATGGGTCAACAAGTATCCCCTCACCGCGGAGACGTAATTTACGACGATTCGCTTCGTGAAGCGATGTGACAGCATTCTTATTTTGACCCGAGTACGGCACCGCGTATCCTTCATCACACATCCACTTGTTAACATTCGTCCATTGACCATCCTCGGAGACCCACACCTCTGCGAGGATGCGCCCAAACTTACCACGACTGTCTCGTTCCGGGCATCTGAGTTCGATCTCGATATCATCCTTCTCAGATTCCACAGCTTTGAGACACCACTCTTTTAATTTTTGTTTTGAAATGAGGCCGTATACCTTCTCCGTCGCGTCGGATGTACGCGATTCGGGGGTGTCGATACCCAAAAGACGCACGCGTTGACGCGTACACACATCAAATCCTAGATCGAGAGTCACATCGATGGTATCACCGTCGACGACTTTTTCGAGAGATGAAACTTTATATACAAATTCACACGTGGGCTGGACGTATGTGGCCATATACTATACGAGAACATTATTCTCCCCATAGGTAACTGAATGATTTCGATGACGATATTCGCACGAAACTGAATGGCCACCACGATTTCATTTATATTCTCTGATATTATTAATGAAGTCTGTTGTCTTTACGTATGGTCGTTTTAACCCTCCACACAAAGGTCATCGCGTCATGATTGAACAGGTCATCGAAACTGCGCGTCGCACGAATAAGACACCCGTGATTGTCGTGTCACATTCGTATGGAAACGCTAAGAACCCCCTTCCGGTGGAGAACAAAGTGCGCATCCTCCGACGTTGGTTTCCGGGTGTGACCATACTCACATCAGCAAAAGATCGAAGCATCGCCAAGATCACACAAAACTTCAATGCAAATTCAATCATGGTCGTGGGTCAAAACCGTGAAAACAGTTTCAAGTTTCTTAAGTTTAAGAAGGTTGCCGTGTCGCGAACTCCGAATGCACCGTCGGCCACGATGGCGAGAGCCGCCGCAGCTTCCGGTAACGCAAAGGCGTTTAAAAATATGACAGGTTATAACTTGACGAATAAGATGATTAAAGCGATCGTGAAAAAATAGGGTATGGTAGACATAGAGGCACTCGCTACAAAAATATATTCTCAACTGGGAGCTGGGTACAGTGAGAGAGTATACCATAACGCGATGGAAGTTCTTTTAAGACGTGAAGGTGTTTCATACGAATCGGAACGCATCGTACCCATTCCATTTGAAGGACACATCATCGGTAATCTGAGAGCCGATATTATCATGAATAACGAAACAGTTCTCGAATTTAAAACCATTAAGACTCTGAATGATGCGGCGGAGTTACAGGCACAAAACTATCTTCGTCTGATGTCACTGAAGACTGCGTATCTGATAAATTATCCACCGTTTCCAAATCGGCAAGTGGAGGTACGAAAGATTGTAGTAGAACCATAAACGGAAATAACTTTGCGAGTGTCGCGTGAAACCGCTTCGTTTCCCTGTAATGTTTTTCTGGATCTTTGATACTTTCGGTTAAAAGTTCCCGAGCCGCATTCATGTGAAACGTGGCTTCGTCGAGTACAAACTGTGTGTACTCATCCATTAGTCAGAAATATACCAGCGTCTTTAAGTTTTTATTTGCGTAAATTTAACCATGTCTTTGTGTAGTTTTCCAATTGTTTCATCGTTGGACCTTGGGTCATTATATAATTCGCCGCGGCATTCTTGTAATTTTTTACGAGTCTATTGGGTATGTTTTTGGTATTCAATTGATTCATGATAAACACACGCTCGAGATTACGTTCACGCTCACGTTTCCATCGTTCAACCATGCGTTTTTTAACGATGTCAACATCCTTCTTGAACGGAATACCACGTTTGTTTCCGAGACGACCACCCATACTATTCAGCTTCGCCTTCATCTCTTTCACATCAGCGTTGATTGAAGGCATCACGTTCTTATAACGCGACAGCCATCGCTTCCCGTATAAACGCATGATATCGTTTCGAATCGAAGTTTCATCGAGACCGCGTTTCTTCAAGACTTCTTGACGCACGGCGTTACGTTTTTGTTGTGCTATATTTTTACGGGTGGGTTTAGGCGGTGGTGGTGTCACCACTTTCTTTCTCGCGGCATTCGCGAGCTGATTTCGTTCCTTTTCCATTTTTTGGACAATCGTCATCTTATCATTTCTCGCATTCACGGCAACTTTCATGATTTTGGCGAAACGAATGAGATCATTCTTGGTATATAATTTCGCCAATTTTTTACCGACGCGGAACTTTTCACCACTTCCAGTTAATCTATATTCGGTGCTTCCATTCTTAAACGCGGCAACTTGCGCCTTTTCACTCCCAACCTTCTTAATCATCGCACACAACACATCCTTCTTTGTCGTTTTCTTTATATCGACGATTCCCAGTTTCTTCGCGATATCATATAATTCGGGTTGTGAATACCTATCACAGCGTCTTTTACCTATCATGTTTCCGTTAATTATAGGAAGTGCGTTTCCGCGCACAACCTTCTTCGCGTTTTTAGGAATTTTATAACAACACGTAAATCCCTTTTTATTTTTACGCTCCTCGAAGCCGGTCTTACACGGGGGTTTGCGATTCTTTGGACACGACGACGAATTTGTACGGCGCGAAGCGTTTACATTCTTCGTACTGATTCGAACGATTCCATTCGACGTAGCCTTTTCCATGATTTCAGACGCGACGGTGTACGCTTTTAACATCCGACCCGGTGTTTTCACACCAGATATTTGCACATTTCCACTCGAAGATATGATGAATGTGGCATCTTCGTCTTCGGACAAAGGATACTTGGCAAACATGAATGGAGATAATTCGGGTTCATACGACGATTCGGTGAGTCCATACGTCGCGTGGTTTCTGTGAAGATCGAACAAGCGCACGGAACCATTCAATTTGAATTGACCACTTAAATTATTATATTCAAATGCGTTGTATAGGAATGGATACTTACTCAACGTGTACGCCGTGACCACATAGTTTCTGACTTCTTCGGCTTGCTTTTCGATATCTGTCCCGACAAAACCACCCGAGAAACGAATCTTGCCATTTTTGTAAATGTTAATGGTCCACCCCTTCGTTTCGCTCCCATTCGACACATTCAAGGCGAATTGTACCGTGAAAAAACGCGAATCCAAATTTCCCTTTGGTCCATATTCTTGTGAATGCGAAAACCCAACTTTGAATTGACCGTAATAGCCTTTAATTTCCTTGACTTCTATGGTGAGTCCATTTCCAATGGGTCTTTTCGTGAGTGGACTCTTCTTAAGAATTTCAACGAGATCGACGCGGTCACCGGGACTTAAACTTCTATTTACGGTGGCGTTAAACATACCCATATTCAATTTACTCGCAACAAGTTTCGTATTCACAATATTCTTATAGTTGCTAGTGTTTACTAATTTTCGATCGAGACGTTGAGGAACGTGTTGATCTTTCGTAAATTCACGCTCAATCTCATTCGCAAGTCGGAGATTTTCTTCCGTATAATTGCTATTCGTGTCGCTCACAAGATTAACATTAGAATTTTGAACAAATTCCCTGACGGTGTCTCTGTTCATCTTATATATGACCATTATTTTTTTCTAATGGTCATCGCTAAATTGGAGTGTATCTTCGAGTACATCGAGACCAAAGATGAACGGCTGTTTCGGGTAGACACGGCCCTTGTACGTGAGTGATTCCTCGCGCACTTCAATCTCGCGCGAACTGAACGGCCCGGCGTAGAAGTCTGGGTTGAATTTTGGTCGACCCAAGTTGTTCGCTTGACAGTGCTGATTGAACACCTGTACGAAGATCTTCTGAGGCACGTAGAGTTCTTCGCCAAAGACGAGATTGGTCGACTCCAAGAAATTGTGGAGTGTGCTCGCGACCATCGCGACTTGTTTCTGAACGGTTTTGAAGTATTCTGGAACAACGTTCCAAATGTCTTTGTTTCTGTATTTTTGTGCGTAGTCGAGGTATGCTCGAACGCATTTAAGTAAAATAGCGGGGATTTCTTGGTTAAGTTTTTCGTCGAGTTGTGTGTCGGCATCCTTGACTTGCTTTGCAAAGTTCCATGGAAGAATGCGTCGAAGCACGGATCCTGAATTATCTTTCCAATTTGGAATCTCATTCCCACCGAGCACCCCGGGACACTTCCACTCGACCGACTTCGCGGTCTGTCCTTTGATGGCGATGGAAACATCTTCACCAGATACCATGGACTGGAACTCAGCCTGTTCGAGACAGAAATCACCTTTGATTTCGGGTGCGATGAACATGAGCGCGTTGTATACACTCGAGAGACCAAACTTCTTTTCAATATTATTCGAAACAGTCTTGACGTCTTCCGGTTCGTAGAACTTTTTGAAGATCTTTGTAATCACCGTGGACTTCCCCGAACGCGCGATACCCTTGAGGAAAGGAATGACCTGCCATCCATCGAGTTCTCCGGTATCGAAACACAAACGACCACCCATGACATACATCCATCTCGACACACTCTCATCAAACTTTTGATAATCGAGAACACCTTGGAAATGTGGCGTTGGAATGTCGTACCAATCTTCGATGTGATCGAAATCATCAAATTGTTGATCGAAAAACTTACAACTCACCTTGGTGGGATCGAGTGATCGAAACTCGCGACTCTCGTACGAATAAAATTTACAATCATACGCGCCAGTTTCGGGTGTCCAACACTTTCCGAAGAAGACACCGTTCCTGAATGACCACATGTGACGATCCTTGATGATTTCAGGAAACTGCACGTCTTGACAATTTGATAAATGTTCAATCAAATGTCGAAACACACCGGGGTTGCTCGTAAGATTTTGCCATAAACCGAAATCATATTCCTTGTTACCGAGCTCGTACACGAATTCATTGATCGATTTAAGAGGCTTCCACGCGCGCGTGTCGTAGCCGTTATATGTGATCTGTTCACAACAATCACCTTTGTAACGTCGAAACCGTTTCATGTACAGCGTCTTGAGTGCACACAAAATAGACTTCTGAAAGGGGGTCGCGTCGTCGACTTTGCTGTCGTCCATCGGGACACCCCTAAACGTAGCAGGGTCTGAATCAAAAATCTCGGGCTCGACGGTTGGATTTTCAGCACGCTCGTATGCTATTTTATGGGTGTTTATATTGCAAAAGGCATCTTTCACTTGTTCAATGATTCGATTGATACGTCTCGATACCTTGAGGCCATCATCTTCGGGTTCAAATTCCTGAATATTGATCGCACTCGCTCTGTGATAGAGCTCACTCAGAATCTTGATATATCTCGATCGACGATCGTCGATGGCTTTCATATCATAATTCAAAACTCGTCCATCTTCACCGATATCTTCCGGGTTAAGCAGTTGTGTATAACCCAGCGATGCCGAATTGAATCCGGAGCCTTTTTTCAAACACCATTTTTCTTCCATGTAGTCGATGTATTGTAACACCTCTTCTTGATTCAGAGACTGGACTCTACATTTCATTTGTTCCATCTCAGACTCCCGAGTGTCGGGGTCTTTGTCGATGTAATGAGTTCCATCTTCCATTTTATTAATCATGGGCCGATTTTTCTAATTGTCTTTTTTGGAGAGCTTGGTGAGCATCTTGATGAGAATTTTGTTTTGCATTTCGAGCTGAGTCGCGATGTTCACCAGGGCGGAACACACGGTATCGCCGTCGGCCGTCGCGAGCAGACCGGTCATCAAAAATCCAATATCCCCCTGAAAGTCTTCGTCGTCTTCGTCTTCGAAGACCTCTTCTTCCTCTTGCTCTTCTTCCTCTTCATCATTGATGGTATCATCATCGGACACAAACTCTTCGATTTCTTCAGGGCGATCAGACATTTAAACTAAACTGAGAAAAGAACGTGACCAAAATTTCGCACCGCCGCGATTTCGGTCAGAATTATTTTCTCCGTATACAGTACAAAAACTCTCAAAATGGCCGGTGGTCTCATGCAACTCGTCGCCTATGGCGCCCAAGATGTCTACTTGACGGGTAACCCGAAGGTTACCTTCTTCCAAGCCGTGTACAAGCGTCACACGAACTTCGCTATGGAAAACATTGAACAAACTGTCAACGGTACCGCGTCCAACAACGGCCGCGTGTCCGTGACCATCGCCCGTAACGGGGATTTGATCGGCGACATGTACGTCGAACTCGTTACGTCGGCGTCTCTCGGTACGAAGGCCGGTGTCGCGGCCATCGATTCGTGCTGGGCGGCCGAACGTGCCATCAAGGATGTTGAACTCTCCATCGGTGGTCAGCGCATCGACAAGCACTACCAAAAGTGGTGGCGTTTGTACTCTGAGTTGTACTTGGACGAGTCCAAGAAGGCGACTTACGGTAAGATGACGACCAACCCGGTTGCCTCCACGGCCGGTACGGTTTTCCTCCCGCTACTCTTCTTTTTCAACCGGAATCCGGGGTTGTATCTGCCCTTGATCGCGTTGCAGTATCACGAAGTCCGCATCGACTTTGACTTGTCCTCGGAATTCTCCCAATACACCGATGGCTCCACCTTCAAGGTCTGGGGTAACTACGTGTACTTGGACACGGAAGAGCGTCGTCGCTTCGCCCAAAAGGGTCACGAATACCTCATCGAACAAGTGCAACACACTGGTACCGACACGGTGACTGCCGGGTCCACCAAGCAAGTGCGCTTGTCCTACAACCACCCGATCAAGGAATTGGTGTGGTGCTTCAACAACGGTAGCGCCTCCAACGCGCAACACTGGAACTTCACCTCCAACGCGGCGACTGCCGGTTCGGTCGTCCTCGACGCCAACCCGTCTGCGCCGTCGGCGTCCAACTGCTACGTGCCGATCTCCCAAGCGACCGGTGCTCCGCTCTTGTCTGTCGGTGCCGATGGTTCCGCCAAGCAATGGGCCGAAGAAGGTGCCGCGCTCTCCTTGTCCGCGGGTCCGCTTGACACGTTCAAGTTGGTCCTCAACGGCCAAGACCGTTTCAAGGAACAAAAGGGTAAGTACTTCAACCAAGTGCAAGCCATGCAACACCACACCGGTGCCCCGTACCCGGGTGTGTACTCGTACTCCTTCGCGCTCAAGCCGGAAGAACACCAACCGACCGGTACGTGCAACTTCTCCCGCATCGACAACGCGCAAGTCGCCGTTGCGCTCAAGGCCAACGCCACGGACTCGCAAGTCATGCACATGTTCGCGACCAACTACAACGTCCTCCGCATCCAAAGCGGGATGGGCGGGCTTAGCTTTAGCTCATAATGGAGTTAAGATCAGGCCCAAAAAGCAGGCGTTAAAAGCGTTTGTCCTGCTAGTCTGTGTGTGCAGGCGAGACAACCTGGTTGCGGGAAGTTCCTTAGAGCTCTAACTACCACCCCCATTTGGAAACTTTTGGGGGGATCTCGGTTAATGACCGAACCCGATGGTAAAAATGTTAGAGATTGGATAATCCGCAGGCGAGAATCTAAGTTCGCTACGACAAGAATATGATTCCGTTTCAACGATCGCTAAGGTGTCGGTGGTAAATGAGGAGTTAGTCACTCTGATACTGCTTAAGGTACGATCTGGCCCACTGGGAAACCTTTGGGATTAACCGTGCTTTCTCCAACTAAGAAAGCTATGGCTACATTTTAGTATAAAAAATTTAGAATTAACATAAACATTAAGATATTTCAAGTACCCTAATGTTTGTTTTGCGTTCATAAACTAGAAATAATTTCAGGACAACTCGTAGATGGAGAAAGTATGTATGCATTGTCATGAAAAGAAGTCACTCGACCAATTTGGAAAACATAAACAAATGAAGGATGGTCATTTGAATCAATGTAAAGTGTGTCGCAAAGAATACATGAAAGCATACGAAGTGAAGAATAAGAAAAAGTTATCCGAAAAATCTAAGGAGTACTACGAAACAAATAAAGAACGGGTAAAAGAGCGTGTAAGGAATCATTGGAACGATAACGCCACGGAAATAAACCAGAAACGTAGAGAAAGATATGAAAATGATGAAGAGTATCACACAAAAAGATTAAATGAATGCTCGAGATCAAATGCTAAGTGTCGCCCTGAAAGACGCAAAAAGGCTAAAGAAAATAAGACACCGGGATATTATCTTGAATTATGTCGTAAGAGAATGTGGCACGCTTTTAACGGTCGTGAAGCAAAATCAGATAAAACAAAAGCGCTTCTCGGATGTGACGGTGACTTCTTGAAAAAATACTTGGAAAATACAAAGGTTCCCGGAAAAGATTACTCTGATGCTCACATAGATCACATTATCCCGTGTTCATCATTCAATATGTTAGACGAAGAACAACAAAGGAAATGTTTTCACTATACAAATCTTCAACTTCTTCCAGCCCACGAAAATCTTACGAAGAGTAATAAAATCTCAGCATACTATATAATTCAAACATGTACGCCCGTGAGAACAAGAAGATGACGATGCAACAGCAGATCGGCATATATTTGCCGCTCACGATTCTCGCGATGGGTATCGCGTTAACCGTGATGGCGATGTCGCGCAACTCTAAGATGCGATAATCGCTTCACACGTGATACAGACTTGATCTTCGTTTACGTATTGTTCAATCTGGTTACACTCTTTACATGTAAATTCTGGTAAACTCTCGAGAATACACGGTGAATGTGAATCATCGTCGAGGTACCACGTCACGTATTCATATATTAACTTTACGGTGTCTCTGGCATCTAACATTTCATATATGAATACCTTCATCATCGCATTAATCATGGCCCGCACACCGTACACGACATCCGACGCGATCTTATCACTCCACTCAACATTGTGTGTGCCGTTGTAAAGGTGTTCATAAATACATTCATTCAGGGCATTCTCTTGACGAAACGTGAGTCCGTGATACGACGTGCGTTCGTATTCCCGTGGATCGTGTAAGAACCACTTTTCCAGGATGGCGTGAACGTCTTGGTATAACCGAGACTTGTACATCTCCCAATCTTCATACTTTTTGAATCGTATCTTTGGAATTTCGAGTCTCTTCTCGAGTTCAACAATCTTTCGCTGTTTTTCCAGTATATCATAATCGTATAGGACTTTTGAACACAGTGCGAGTCTTTCCATGAGAAGAATATACTTAAAATTTTTATATCTGTTTATATAAAAATGGGCATACTCGTGACAGAAGACGTCACTCTCAGTCTCGGTTTGGTGATCAACAAGTACTACGCGTCTCTCTCGACGAACGACGCGCGTATTCAAAAACGTGTGAACATAGAACGCACGTACGGTGCCGATAACAATACCACGGAATCGACGGTCACGGAATACGTGGTCGAAGGTCTCTTTCAATTGTGGGTGTCTGAGGAAGCCAAGAATGCTGGGTCGAGTCCGTTCGCGCATAAGAATGTGCGCATCACGCAATCGACCGCACCGACGGGCAACATCTACGAAATGTTGTACACCAAGTTAAAAGAAGGACTCGTCTACGTGGAAGACGTTTAAACATAATATACTCATAATAAATAAGAATGATCTACGTATACACCGATGGTGCGTGTACGAATAATGGTCAAAAAAACGCAGCCGCTGGCATTGGTATCTATTTTGGTGAAGACGATGATCGTAACGTATCCGCAAAAATAGATGGTAAACAGTCTAATAACACAGCCGAATTAAGTGCGATCATTGGGGTATACGACATATTGAAGAGAAATATTGAAATGGGCGAGGATGTTACGATCGTATCTGACTCGATCTATGCGATTCGATGTGCGGGTGAATATGGTTTAAAGAACGCGAATTGCAATTGGATAAAAGATATTCCAAACAAAGAACTCGTTCAACGAATATACGAATTATACAGTACCAAATCAAACGTACATTTCATGCACATAAAAGCTCACACGGGGAGAGAAGACATTCACTCTATTGGAAATGATCACGCGGATCGTTTGGCTAACATGGCGATCGGTGTGTCCGAATGTCCATACAATAGAATCTATTTAGATGTTCCATACGCCGAACGGGAAAGTGCGAAAAAACGAGGGGCAAAATGGGATCCCAAAAAGAAAAAATGGTGGGTCACCGAACTAAATTTCTGTGCGTAAAATAATGGAAGCACACGAGGAGACTCACCCATGGTGTGAGAAGCAGGAGAGGCTTCTTAAATCGTGGGCGGAGAGAGCCGCGGGATATCGATGGCTCCACAACCACGCGAGGCTCCACTATAAAAAGCAAAATGATTACCTCTCCTACCCCAGTATAGTCATCGCGAGTATCACCGGCGTCGGTGGCTTCGCCGTGCTCAATCCAAGTGGAAACGACAATATATCATCGGACACAAGGGCTAAAATCATGATCGTTCAATACATGTTCGCATTCCTCAATGTACTCGGTGGAATTCTTACGAGTATAAGTAAGTTTAGTCAGAGTCTCAGTCTTTCAGAATTACACTCATCTATGTGTATACAATATTCAAAGTATTATAGGAATATTGATATGGAACTTTCACTAGACTCACAAGATAGAACGTGTGTTATTGAGTTTGTCAAGAAGTGTCGTGAAGAATATGATAGGCTTCTCGATGAGGCCCCCGACATCCCCGCGATATCTATACAAGCCTTTAATTTAGAGTTCCCCGAACGCGCAAATAAACCTGATGTGTGTAACGGACTTAGTATCATCGTGAGTGATGAAACGTCGTCGCAACTCGGTTCTAATCGCGCCGTCGCGAGGTGGTTGGGTGCGTTTAAGGCTGTCACGCGTAAAAGCAGAGACATTGATGATTTAGCGAGAATGGAAAGTGTTTAAAAAATAGAGAACTATGTAATCATATGGATGAATATATTTTAGAAATACCCAACTTCATACCAACCGATTTATGCGAATCAATCGTGCGACGATTTGAGGCAGACCCTCGAAAGAAGCATGGGTACTATTACTATATGGCAAATGGAGTTGTAGTCGAGCGAGACAAACTCAATACAGAATTGTCTCTTGGAGGTACACAGGGATGGGTGGACATAGATTCCCTTTTTCATAACTATGCTACGAAGGCATATAATGAATACATGACCCGGCTACACGCTAACTTTGCACACTATAACACAGATAATCATATATACGACAGAGAACTTGATAATAAAAGTATATACTTTACAGGATTTCCCTTACAACGGATAGAAAAGGGAAATTTCTATGCGTGGCATCACGATGGAGATCCAAAGAAACCATACTTTTTACAAGTACTCTTTTATATGAATACATTGGAAGAAGATGAAGGTGGTTGTACCGAGTTTATACACGGGAGAAAAGTCAGACCTGAAACTGGTAAAATGTTAATCTACCCTTGTTCATGGATATTTCCACACATCGGTAACGAAGTAAAGGGTGGTCCTAAGTATATATGTACGACGACGATCGGTATTAATCATGCATTATAGAAACATCTATCTTCGCCTATGAGTTTGCATAAAAGATTACTTTCTTTATTTTGTAAATAGGGTGTTAAATGATGATTAATTATGTATGAAAATGTAAGAGATAGTTTTCTATAAAGTACGTCGAGTGTTTTTTTATTGCACGCGCCGTATTTTGTCTTATGTATGCCTTGAAGGTGTTTTAACTTTTCAACATCGTCTCGGTGCGCAATTTTATATTGCACAGCCTTTCTTGGTTTCTTTTCGGGATTGAGTGATCCCGCGTGTACGAGATCACAGTTGAAGAGCACGGACTTCGCGTGAAGCGTGGTCGGTCTCGACGTGAGAAATGGTGCGGTCGCGTGACTCCCCGGACACACGGAAAGCGTGGGGCCGTCGTGTTCATAGGTTATGAATGTGTATACCGGATGCTTCGTTTTAAAAACATATTGACTCGACGTGACGTCTCTGTGAAATGTTGAAAGCGTGCATCCATCGATGGTGTACGTGTAGTCTAGGAATCGATAACCCGGTGGTAATCGTTTGAGAATCTGACGTTTCGTCGGGCGTTCCAACACGAGGAATCCATCCTCTTCGAGTGTCGGTGTGTAGTCCTTCGTCGCCGTCGTTTCTTTTGTTGATAAAAGAAGTGTGATGATGACGACTAATATAATTAAAAGTAAGCGTAGCATCTAATATAAATGAACATTGGAATTTTGACGGCCGGTGGCGTTTGCCCTGGAGTAAATACACTCATTCGATCCCTGACACTTCGTGAACGAAACCAAGGTAATAAAGTTCACGGATTCTGTGATGGATTTAGAGGTCTCAATCAAAATATCAAGGAATACTTTGATCAAGATAACATCGACGACGGTCCCGGTTCACTTTTGAAAACTTCCTACGATTGCGTCGATGTGGATCACGCCGTAAAGAGTCTCAGGAATTACACCAGACTCTATTGCATTTGTGGAAACGAGTCCATGAAATCCGCGAGAGACTTGGCTCTCGATGAACGCGTCGACACCAACATCATCGGTATCGCTAAAACGATCTATAACGATATACCAGGTTTGGAATCCGTCGGCTTTCAGACCGCCGTCCAGGAACTTGGTCGCTATATCGACTGTGCGTACATCGAGGCGGTCTCTACAAACTCCATCGTCTTTCTAGAAGTACCCGGAAAACACACGAGCAAATTAACGACGTATGCGGGTCTCGCTCGAAATTCGAAAATAACGAATGTCATCACACCGGACACGCGTGGTGATTATCGAAGTGCGATTGAATACAGCTACGGGAATCGTGGGTACGCGGTTGTTGTTATTTCTGAAATGTGTGAATACGACTACTTAATCACGAGTCTTTCTGTGAAGGCTAAAGTGATCACACCGGGTTATCTCATCCGTGATGTTGAACCGTGTACGTACGATAGTATTCTCGCGGAGCGCATGGTCAGGGAAGCGTTTAATCACGCACAGGACCACCGAGACTTCATTAAGGGTGCGACGAGTATCATGCCATTCAAGGATTATCTTCGTGTAGTGTGAGGTACACGGAAAATATTCTAAACATAGTATATATGTCTGTCTTTACCAATACTATAATTATCACAATCATGTTGGTCGCGTCAGTGTATGGATTAACGTTACACAAGGGTCTCGATTACTTCCCCAAAGCAAACAATCAAATTTTTAACACACCCGCCGTGTTCGGTCTCTTAATCATGCTCAATGGCATGTACGGGTCGCCGGCACTGGTCGAAAAACCGTCCATCTTTAAAGACATCGCATCGAACAAGATCGCGAAGGCTTTTATTCTTTATCTGATCTCGTACGCCGCCGCCCGAGATTTTGAAGATGCGATCTTTTTATTGATTCTCTTCCTCGCGGTCACACAATTATTCCGCACGAAAGAAGAACGTCAAAAACATCCTTACATATTGTAAGATGCGATACGGCTCAATACTCAGAAGAAACTTTAAGATTCGTATGAATATTCGAGGTCTCGTCGAAGATCATCACGTCATTCCTCGCCAGTTTAAAAATCATCCAACGATTCAAAAGTTTGAATATGACATCAATGCGAGTAATAATCTCATATTGATGCCACGTTTCCTTCATAAGAACTTGCGGTGGAATAGAATCACACATAACGGTCACCACCCGGCGTATAACGCATACGTTCGCGATGTGCTCGATTGTATCAAGGAACAAAAAGATCTCGATACATTCGTCGACTTTTTAAAGATTTCGTGTCGGTTTCGACCGCAAGATATTCCATGGCGTTAATTTTAGTATCCATGCACGAGTGATTTGGGTGTTAATTTTGGATATTGTTTTGAAAAGAAATCTTTATTATCGTGATCACTGTGACCGATGGTGCTCTTGTGCGAACGATCGATGATCATGCAATGACGAAGATCCTTGTAGTACACGCGCGCACCTTTCGCGATTAAGTCTTCGTGTTTCATGTCTATATGATTATCCATGGGTAAAAATATGTCTACATATTTTTGCATGTTCGGGACGTGCACGAGATAACACTTGGTCGATGAAATCCATCGAACCTTTTCTAAATCTCCTTCTTTCCGTTCGGGAAGTCTCGAAAGACAGTGAAAGAAACACATTTCAAAATCATCACCCTTTTCATCGATGACGGATTGGATCTCATCGTATAGTTTTTTATTTTTAATGACGACGTTATCTTCAAAGATGACGGCGTATTTAAGACCCTGTTTCATGCATCGGCGATAAAATTCGAGATGACCCATGTAACACCCAATCGCACCGAGATTAAAGTACGTGATATTCGGACGAATCATGTACGGATTAAAGTGTAATTTCATCGCTTTTTTAAAATAATCTTCAGTGATGATCTTTTTATACTTGTGCGCGGCGTTCGGTCGTCGTGTGTCGTCACTATAAATGATTTCGAGGGGTATGGAACGATCGTGATTGTGTATGAAGTTTTCGTGACGTTCTTTCGAATTGCGCATGGTCAGGAGAAAACACTTGTAATTGATTTTCTTCTGTGCATGCTGCCACGCGACGATCACGGCGAGTACGAATATAAAAAGAATCGCGTACATACTTACTTAAACACGAGAAATTATTATAGGACAAGTATGAATGACGCCGTGAATGCGGTCGGACTGATAAGTTCAATTCTCATATCCATAATGTTTGTACCTCAGGTCGTACACGTGTACAAAACAAAGGATACACACGCCATAAATTATACATTTCTCAATCTAAATATGGTAGCGAGTTCATTGGGTCTCGTGTATTCGATCTATTACGATGTGATTCCCATGATCATCGCAAATACCTCGGCCGGCCTGTTTTCTATATCATTAATAGGTATTAAATACGTAAACGAACTTAAAGCCAAAATACATATAATAGAAGAAGCTTCCATGGTGTAGTGGTAACACAGCGGACTTTGAATCCGCCGCCACAGGTTCGATCCCTGTTAGAAGCTTTATCCAGTGTTAGCTCAGTTGGAAGAGCAGTGGATTGTAGTAGTATGATATATAGATCTCCACGGGTCGGGTGTTCGAATCATCCACATTGGATTTTTCTCTTGTAACTCAGTTGGTTAGAGTGTGGGACTGTTAATCCCAAAGTCGCCGGTTCGATCCCGGTCAAGAGAGAGTTTTAATCTTTACATGTGTGTCCCACATTTAAAGATTAGATGCGTGTGTTACATAGACTCCCGTAGCATAATCGGTTAATGCGTACCTCTTATACGTGAGTATATTATGACGACGTCACAGTCGTGAGTGAGGGTGAGATTGCGGGTTCGAGCCCCGCCGGGAGTATTTTACTTTCTTTGTAATTGAAAAATGTGTTCGACGACGATCGTCGCACCGAGTACCGTGAGCACAGCGTTGTCATATCTAAACCCATAATATATGATTGCAAATCCCCAAATAAAGGCAAATAGATCCGTGATGGGCGCCGCCATGTAACTACAATTCGACTCCGTCGGAAGTGACGCCTCCATGATTTGATAAAACACGTGTCCCAAAATCACAGACAGCAATAATGCGATCCCGTGTTTTTGATTCATAGTATATTCGAATATTTTATTGTGTCCGGATCCAGACGATTATAATTTCTTTCATTATAGTAAATATGTCTATAGAAACTCCTGACGGTATTCTCGATGTGACGAATGCCACGCTTCGAGTGCCGCAGATCGAGGTTCAGGGAACGAGTGTGACGACATCTCTGTCGACACTCAGTAATGTTGGTGTTGGTACCAGCACGCCCGGTGGCCGTTTACACGTATACGGCCCAGACGCAAAAACGCTTTTACAGTCAACCTCGAATACGGCAAATGTCGAAATCGGGGGTCCGACGGGTGCGATCGTCGATCTTAAGGGTCCTTTCGCTGATGATTACGATCTCAGAATTCAATCTTCGGGTGACGGTGGAAACTTCGCCACGACCGGAAATGTGAATCACATTCGCCTTTCGTCGACCGGTGGTTACACGGGTTTCGGTACGTCGTCGCCGCAATATAAGATCGATGTGCAGGGTGTTAAGGGTGTCGACGCGACGTCGAATCCGAGCGCACACAACCCCGTATTTTTGTACGACGATCAGGAATCCACGACGACCTTCGCGGGTACGGTGGGTGGTACGGCGTCCAGAGACACGACGGGGAAATATTTAGAATTAAACGCGTTGACCGATAACGCACTCGGGTACATTCACTGGCCCATACAAATGCCGAACTCGTGGACCACCGAGTTCGATCACTACATCGGGGGTGGTGACGGTGGTGAAAGTCTTTCATTTAGCTTTTTTAACACATCCGCACCCACGACGACCGGGAATCACGGAGGTTACAGACTCGCGATCGCTGAATTCTATGGCGGTTCCGTCGGTCAAAATAAGGCGGTCTTGTATTATCAAGGAAGTGAAATCGCGGTGAGTAGCATCGGTGTCATTCCCTCGGGATCGTGGAACAAGGTGGTCGTGCAATACGACCGTGGTTCTATCTCCATGAGCTTTAACGGTCGCGCGGTGTTCTCCTACGAGGCGACGGAGAATGCGGATTCGTACACGGGACGATACATTGGTTTCATCGGAAAGACGTCTTTGCGCGATAACTATCACAGAGTTCGTAACTTGAAATGCACGTCGGGTATGACGTGGATTTATCCGGTCGGTTCGAACGCATCGACGATCGCGTATCTCAGCGGTAACGTCGGGATCGGTACGAATAACCCGCTCGAACAACTCCACGTGGCATCGAACGTCAAGGCCACACACTTTATCGGGGACGGGGGTCTTCTGTCGAACATCGCGACGACGTTGAGTGCCATCGTGAATCAAGGAAACGTGACCTCGAATACCGTACAATTTACAAACTCGAACACGAGCATTCTCACCACGGGGAACGTCGTCGTTCAACCGGGTGCCTTTTTCGTCGGGGATGGGTCAAAGCTCGTGAACATCCCGACCGATTTTGAATCGATCATCATTAATGGGAACACGACGTCGAACATCGTGTACTTTAACGCAAAGCCGACGGCGATTCGAGCGACGGGGAACATCGTCGCGACGAGTGGCGCGCACTTTGTCGGGGACGGGGGTCTCCTCTCGAACATCGCGACGACGCTCGAGTCGATCGTGAATCAGGGGAACACGACGTCGAACACGGTGCAATTCACAAACGTGGATACAGCGTTCGTCACGTCTTCGAATGTCGGGATCGCCAATACGGCGCCGACAAACAATTTGGATATCGGTTCTAATTTGAGCGTTCTCGACACGGGCTCGAACGTCTTGACGGTGCGTGGGAACGTCTCGGCGAACACGTTGACGCTCGGTGACTTCCAAATCGTTCCGTCGTACGGTCTCAATCACGTGACCGCGGAGAATAATCAAACGGGTGATACGCTCGTCTTGACGAACGCGACGAAGGGGATCGACGCGTCCTCGAACATTGAATTGGGTGGAACTTTGAAATTCGACTCGAACGTCGTGATCACGGGTGGTGGTGCGGGGACGTACCTCTCGACGCTTCGCGTGGCAAACGTCGCCTCGAACATCGTGACGTACGACCAAGCGACGGGTGAAGTCTTCGATTCCGGGGGACTCATCAGCAATAAGTTGGCCATCGTCTCGGAACAACCACCAAGTGCGTTGACTGGGGCGACCACGGTCGTCGATGGGCACGGGAGGTACGTTCTGACGACCTCGAACTTGGCGAGCGGATCGAACACGTGGAATGCCTTCGATGGTTCGAGTGCCGTGGCGTGGGTCGGGGACAATACGTACGATGGTGCGTCCAACGCGTACGCGGGCTCCGTGCAATTGGCGTCATCGACGGGTGTCGGTGAATGGCTCTCGGTCGAGTTTCCATACAAAACAACCTTGCGTCACGTGAAACTGACACCCGGAGCGACGACGGCGTCGTTCCCGGGTACGGCGAATCTGTACGCGACGAACGATGGATCGACGTGGACGCTTTTGAAGGAATGGAGTGATGTCGCACCGGCCTCGACGTCGGATGAACAAACTATCGTCGTCAATGCGTCGGCATCGTATAAGAGATACGCGATCGTCGCGACGAAAGCGTCGGGTGACGCCATCGCGGTCTCCATCGGTGAATGGAAACTCTTCACCGAAACCTTCACCGTTGACGCCGGGGTCGTCTCCACGACGGCCGCCTCCGGTCTCGATGTGGGGTACACGGAACATCCAGTGGAACCAATGACGGACTTTAAGACGTACGTCGAGGGACACGGGACGTACGAGGCGAGTGCGAGTAATGTCAATGCTTCATATTATCCGTGGCAAGCCTTTGACCACGTGGCGGGTGGCGTTACGAGGTGGTCAATCTCGTCTCCCGAAAACAGATACAATATAACGACCGGTGAATGGGATCAGACGGCAATTACCACATATCCAAATATTTACACAGATGACGTCGGTGGTACGCGCTATGCGGGCCACTGGCTCCAGATAAAACTCCCGTATGCGATCACACTCTCACACTCAAATGTACACCCAACTAATGCTTATGGTTTAGATCGCGCACCGAAGGATGGGGTCATTCTCGGTTCGAATGATGGTGAAAACTGGTACAAGTTGACCCAATTCACCGGAAAGACGTACACGTCCGCAACATGGACACGCATCGACGTGAATGCGACGACACCGTACCAGTACTATAGAATGTGTATCACCAAAATCGTTGGGGGCACTTACGGTAGTTACACAGAACTCACCGAATGGCGCCTCTTCGCCGAAAAACCGGTGACCCGCATGGAGAACGTGCACATCTCCGGTGAGCTCTCGAGCGAGACCCTCCAAACGGGGTACATCAAGTGGCCCAAGGTGCCCCTCAAGGCCAATGCGAGTGAGGGATACGTGGCGATTGCGAGTAGTTCTTATTATAGCGACGCTAGCTATGCTGGCTGGCACGCCTTTGAAGATAAAACAGAATACAACGACGCGTACTCTCCGAGTTGGGCATCCGGAAAATGGACGTTCGTAAATACCACCGGATTACCAGACACCGCAAATTGTGCCACTTTTGATGGCATATCGTGTGAATGGTTGGATATTAAATGCCCTCAAGCGTTTGAACTATCTTATTTTACAATTTCAGAAAGAAAATCAGTTGGTAATAACGCGTATGGTCCAAAAGACGGTTATATGTACGCAACAAATGACGGTGTTCAATGGACCCGTATTTGTGCCTTTTCGGGTCTGACATATAGCGGTGGTGATTTACCCACAAGAGTTGACGTACAATCTTCATCTCAATACGATCAATACCGTTTACTTGTGACTAAAGTTGGTGCTATCGACATCTGTGTCATCAACGAACTCCAACTCTTCGAGGCTGCCACCGGTGTGGGCGGCGCCCCGACGTCGGCGAAATTGCAGGTCCACGGGTCCCTCGGCCTCGCCAAGGGTTCGTCCCTCTACGCGGGGGACAGCGTCGTGGCGGAGTTCCCCAAGCATGACCGACCGTTGACCAAGTATCCGGAGGTGGCGATGACGGCGGCGAGCACGGCGGGGTATGTGGCGAGTGCGAGTAGTTCATATGATGCTACTGGTACATACAGTCCGTGGAGAGTATTTGATGGCGTGATAAACACTGATGAAAATTGGATTTCGCTTGACAACCCGGATACATACAGTCCAAGTACAGGCATTGCAACCTCTCAAGATAGTTTGAACGGTCAAAATGGTTCATACGTGACACTAGAATTACCAAAACCTATCAAACCTTATTATGTCAAATTATATCATAGACCTTCGTCGTCTTTTGCACCCAGAGCTCCAAAGAGTGGGTATGTATACGGCTCAAACGATAATACATCGTGGACACAATTAGGTTCATTTTCATATTCTTCGCTTACGGGTGGTGATTCTGAATACAAACACATACAACTCGATAGTAACAATAAAAAATACAAGTATCTCGCATTTCAGGTGACGACTCTTTTTACAACTGGTGCTCAGTATGACGCTGTGGCTATTCGTGAACTCGAATACTGGGGCCACGAAGAAGGCGACGAGAGCGTCGACGTGGTCCACAGAAGCGTCCCGAACAAGCCGGGGCAGCAGCAGCTCGCCGTGTATTGGGACGCGAACGACTCCAACTCGTACAGTTTCGCGGACTCTTCGAATGTTTATGACTTGAGTGGGTCGGGGGTGACGGGGGCCATCAGTGGTGTCGGCTACGATGCCGTGGACAATGCGTTCACATTTGATGGGGTGGATGACACCATTTCGTCACCCACGACGGCGACATTCACCACACACACTGCCACAATGTGGATAAAGTTCGATACACCTGCCCAATGGGAAGCTGTATATGCCATAGAACCAAGTACACTTGCTGGACGTGATAATTTTACGTTATATGTCGGTACCGGCTATTTTAGGTTAGAGTCAAATGGAGGAACTAATGGCCCGTATTTTGATTTGCTATACAATTTTGTACCAGGTGCATGGGTTCACCTGACGTTAATATTTAGAGGTACGGGTCTTGAAGACTGTGAGATGTATATAGACAATACAAAACTTATACCTAGAGGGGTTTCAAGAAGTCCATCCGATGACATTACGATAACCGGAACTAATACTTTATATGTCGGTACTCGAGGTGGTTATTATCTAGACGGTTCCATCGCCAACTTCCGCCTCTTCTCCAAGGCTTTGTCCGCCGACCAAATCCGTGAACTCTACGAATACGACGCCCCCAGATTCGGACATCGCACCAACGTGGTGGCCCTCCACAAGGGTAACCTGGGTGTGGGTGTGACCACCCCGACGTCACGCTTCGAAGTGGCGGGTCGCGAGGATTTGCAGGAATATCCACCCCGAGCGATGACGGGGTACGAGACCTACATGGAGGGGCATGGGGTTTTTAGGGTGAGTCAGAGTTCCGAGGGATCCGCCAATGGTGTCGGTGGAGCGCAGGCGTGGAAAGCATTTGATGATATTAATGATGCGACTAATGATAATTATTGGAATCCAAATCACTCATTAACTAACCACAGATATGGTGGTACGGATGGTATATACACCGGTATACATTCATTTCAGGCAAATTCAGATTCAAGCCCCGTTGGTGGTGAGTGGCTGAAAATAGAGTTTCCGCATAAATTCAAACTTAATAATTTAGTCGTACAAGGACGATACAATTACACGGGAGCACCTGGAAGCGGTGAACAAAACCCAACCGACTTTAGAATCATTGGTTCCAATGATGATTCAAATTGGTACATATTGAAAACAGTCACGAACCAAACTGGTAGTCAGTATCCCGGAACAACTAACACAATCGATACTTCCCACCCACCGTATAAATATTACGTATTTCATGTTACTCACAACGCTGGATCCATTGCGATGTCTGTTGGTGGACTCCAGTTCTTCGGCACCCCCGCCCCCTCCGGTTTGGAGGACGGTCACCTGACCCTCGGCAAAGCTTTGACGGCCCCGCGTTTCACGGGTCACGCGGCGGGCGCGGAGACCCCTCGGGCGGAGTCTCTCGTGGTTCACTACGACACGACGGTGGATTCGGTGGTGGCTGGGTCAACTGTTGTGGATATCTCTGGACAGGGGAATAATGGGACCCTCAAGAGTGGGGCGTCGTACTCATCTCCGAGCCGGGCATTTAATTTTAATTCTGCGTCATATCAATACATAGAGTCGACTCCAATTCCTCTGACTGGTGATGCTGTACACAGTGTGAGTTGTTGGACGTACGTGAGAGTACGCGGTGGCGATGTGTGGCATATCACTGATACAACAGTTGATAGAGGTGACAGTGGACATTCGGCATTACTGACCAACAGCGGAGGTGGATTGCATTGGTACATGTATAATAACGACGTCATTACACCAAATGGAACCCTTGTGGCCAACACATGGAATCACGTTGCATGTGTATACTACGGTGGTGGTGCTGGACCCACAAACAGACGAATTTATATTAATGGCGTTTCGCAGTCTTTATCGTACTCTTACGGTAATACTGTAAATCCAAACGATCCTTTGAACTTGTACACTTCGAATGTCACATTCGCACTTGGTTTTGATCAGGCACGTAACATACAACAATTTGAAGGACAAGTCTCAAATGCAAAACTCTACAACGTCGCCCTCACCGCGGAGGAGGTCGCCGCCGAGTACGCCCTCGGACGCACCGGGAAGTCCCTCAACATCACCGATACGGCGGTGTGCTTGGGTGGGACGGTGCCGAGGGCGCAGTTGGATGTGCGGGGGTCGGCGAGAGTTGATGGGAAACTTGCGATTGGGTATTTCGGTTCAGTTGATAACGAAGCATTAGCACCTTTAGATGTGCGAGGTGATTACATAC